AACACTTGTTCTGGGCCAAAGCGTTGGTAACACTTAAAAGACATTTTGATGACATCGCGCACATGACCCAAGAACTTATCTACAAAGAACTGTTGCTTAATAGACGATAAAGGATTTGTTGGGTCTAGGCCAACAAGATTGTCAGCCGTCTTAAGCTGTGTGTTTTCCATCTCTACAGACCCCGCATTGTATTGCGGCACAGGGCCAAACTGGAACTCACCAGCGCGGCGATAGGGAACGTAACGCCCCGGCCCCCAGTCTTTGGGTTCATTTCCCACAGGATGTAGCACAGGAGGCAGAGTAGCCATACTGTTGCGGTCAATGCGGCTGTCGCGTTCTACCTTCACTTGCCATTGAATACCACGCAGCAAGTCAGAAACATTCTGTGTATCATACAGACGTTTGCTGTTTTCAAACAGCCGTGTAACAACCACGGGATAATCCTCGTAGCCGTTCATTATCTCAAATTTGGCATAAGCAGGCACATTCTGCGCCTCTTTCTTGCGGTCTAGGTCACGATGGAATACGGTGCAATAGATACCTTCGGAGTTGTCTTCTTTATCAATCAACCGTTGATAGCCATACACCACTTCAATGAGTTCATTGGCCTCATAAATTTGTGTGGTGAAGCCATAGTTACGGCGGCCATTAAGTTCTGTCTCAATCGCGTTCACTTTAATTCCGCGATAATGCTCAATGACGTAATCCACCCATTCTTTATCCCAACCCTCTGTGCCAACCTTGTTCTGCAATTCTTGGGCTGTGTAGTAGGTGCGCCAGAAACAATAGGGCGAACGCTGTGGGTCTGTAACGTAGGACGGGAAGAAGAAGTCTCCGTCAGGGCTAAGGGTTTTGACTAGAGGACAGTCAATCTGGCGGCGTACAACAGGAATCTCAGCAACACCTTTCTTGCGGAGTTCATTTAATGCACGCTTGGCACGTTTATCAGACACTTGAGGGTAGACAGAGCGCAGCATCTCAATGAGCTGGTCATCAGCGGTTCCCTCTAGCACAGCTTTGGCTAGATTCGGGTCGGCTTGAGCTAGTTGCGCTAAGTCTAATTTTTGCAAGTAGGTACTGTTCTCACGTTGCCAGCCTACATAGGTGATGAGAACGCCACGCTCCAACAAATAGTTGGCGGCCAGTTCCATCTCTTTCTTAAAACGAGGAATGTAAGAAGACACCATCCACTTAAGGAAGCTGCTTACAACCTTTGACCTACCAATGTCTGTAATTTCCACAGGATAGGCGCGAATGTTAGCGCGAGACATGGATGAGATAAACATAGCGACATACGCATTGATGCGCTCATCAATAACGTGCGCCTCTGTATCCGCCGCACCCTCCCAAGGAAACGCATCAGCCCCGTGCTTGCGTAGATCGCGGCTCTTGCCCGGCCAATAATTACGACGATCATCATAGCTAGTACGGCAAGTGTCAAAGAAGCTACTTAGTTCATTAACTGTTTGCTCATACGCATCGCGCAGCACTGTAATGTCTGGCTCTTTGCTGGCGTATGTCAGGGCTTCTTGTTTGTCGTTATTATCCATTTAATTGGCGGGTTCTAATATCGGAAAGAATTGTGTGGGAATATCCTTTATACACCCCAATCTTATCAGCCAGACTACCGGGCGGGATAGGACGAGGGTCAGCAGTGAGGAGTTTACAAAGCATTTCAAAGCCAAGGAGTCTATCTACTTGCTCTGAAATCCAATCGGGATTATTAGTTATATCCCGTGAGGAGCGCATGGCGGTAGGTTGTCCCAGTGGCATCAGTGATAGCGTGAATTGGAATACGCTTATTCAACAGTTTACCACGCAAGCGGCGTGGGATGGCTACAGGCTTTTTGCCGCCAATCCCTACAATCTCGCAATACACCCAATTGGGATTCTTGGCACTAGACAGCACCATGCCTACAAATTGATTTGGGACAGCCAACGGGATGTCAATGGCTAGACGAATCTTAGCAATGCCAGCATCGTTAAACCATGTGTTCTTACCAACGCCCTTATAGTCTGTCTCGTCGAGCTTATTGGTTTTAAGCGTCATAAGCTCATTTACAGAAACGTTTAGTTCCTTAGCCAAGTCTGTGATACGAATAGCACTCATTTAATAGCCTCCTTTAATTTTTTGTACATCATACTTATTTTCCTTAACAAATTGGATTCCATCAATGGCAGCATAACGACATACGTCGATGGGGTCTTTCCACGCTTCGTCGGGGCCGCCTTCGGCTGTGTATTCTTGGAACGCTTGGATAATGTTTTGACAACGGTTGGATACATAAAGGTGTGGGCGATTAACGCCATCTATCGAAATTTTTTTATTATAAGCCATCTTGCTTTGGAGGGCTTGGATGCCGTCCTCAATATCAAGTCCGGGCGCAGGAACAAAAGTCAGGCCAGCCATAGACAAGTCTTCGATGATAGAAGAAGCTCCGTCCTGCCCCTGATACTTAGCCGCGCCTAAGCGTGGGTCAATTAGCCGTTCAAAGACGTTTTCCTTACCATCAGACTCTAAGGTAGTGATTAGATTAACATAGTCTTTGATGCCATAGCCTAGCCCCTTAGACCCTTCGCCGCCGATCCATTTGCCGCCATGCCACTTAGCCCAGTCTCCTGTAGCAACGTCAGGCCATTCCCGATAGATGTAATAGGTCTCTGTCTCGTCTACAGCTATCCAGCACATGAACCAATTCTTGCGGCCAGCAGGGTCTAGCACCATGTACCTAGTGACGTTTATCCTAGGAATTTTTTCGTGGGGTATGACATTTACATCCGTACTAAAATTAGGGAACTGACAACTAAAGCTCTTGGTGGGAATACCATATGCACGGCACAGGATTTCTTCCTCTGGCCTATTAGCTAAGTCCTTGGCAATACGGTCATAGCCGCCAAAGGGATTGTCTTTGGTGTGGAAGTAGATGACGGCGGCATTACGATTCTTGGAGTGTTGAATCGTAGACACCATCCTTCCCCCAAGTAGTTCTGCTGGTTTGCTTTCTATTGTCGTAGCTCCGCCAATGTAGTCGCGCACTACCTCCGTGTACCCATCAATAGGGGTAAACGTTACAATCATTTTGGCATTGCGGGTAGCCAAACGGAATCTAAGGGTGTTAAGAAGGTCTGGCCCAATCAAGTATTCGTCGCACCATGCCCCAATATTAACTACCTTAGCATCCCTACAGCCCAGCTCCGCACCTTCTAAGATAGTGTCGTTGTTTAAATACTGGGCATAGGTCTTAAAAATTATTTGGGAAAGACTATTCGGCAGAATCAAACTCCCTTTGCTAAAGCCGTTCTTTCTAGTGTAGCTAACATTCTCCTCTGCCCCCAGCATCTTCTTTCTATATTCTTCTGGCAGAGCATCATAGATGGCACTCTGCTGTTGACGGATGGATACGTCGGCGTTCTGGCTAAAGCACATGATGACGCTGCCGTGGTTCTCAATCGCTGCTTGCACTACAGCCCTAGCTGCATAACTTGTTTTACCAGAACGATTACCGCCGCTAATCAATATCTCTGTGAACTTGGCAAGCTGCTGGTCGGCCTGTTTCCAATGCGGCAGGACAAAGCCATACCGATAGCTGTCCCGCTCGCTGTTAGCAATTGACGAATGATATATCTCCCACAGCTCCAGCAACTTATCAGGTTCCATCTGCGCCATCTCATCAGGCGTAGGCGGACAAAGTACTGGGTGTGATTTCCACTTCATGCGGCTGGCGGCACTACAAAGCTCTCCACAGGAATAGCATCCTTTATCACGGAAGCTTTAGCAGCATTGATCGCGGCAATAGCATCCTCCAGGGAAGGCTTACCAGACCTATGCTCTACAACTACCTTAGCCTCGCCCAAGCTCTGTAACGCTTTATCCATAGCAATACCGTATGACAACACTAGGTCGCGGGTGTTCACTTTCTTCATTGCCTCCTCATCATTTGCTAACATCTCAGCCTTCTGAGCAATTAGTAATCTCATCTTCTCCGCTATCTCAAACCCATCTGCTGCAAGCTGTTGCCTACGAACGTCCATAGCCACTTCATTGCGGGCTTTCAAAGAACTAATGGCATTAAAGGACAAACCCGTTTCTTTTCGTATCTCCTCAAACGTCCATCCCTGACACAACCTCTCTAACGCCAACACAGCTTCTTTAGGTCGCTTGCTTTCCGTAAGCGCACCATTACCCCCATGAGATGCCACACTTGATGCGATCACGGGGAGAACGTATTCATCAGCCATTTCTAACACCTTACCCTGCACCAACATCTATGTCAAGCATATACTCGTTTCCTTTACACGTTAAATAAACGTGATAAGAAAAGCCAATTTTTTTGCGGCATCCATACCACCTAAAGGGAGTGTTTTAGCTTTATACCCTAGGAGTAGTATTATAGTACTAGCAGTTAGCAGACAGACCCAGTTGCCATTTTTTTTAAATAGTCGGTTTACCAATCTTTGCGGGCGATGGCTGGACTGATTTGACTCCCCTCCCCCCATCTGTAGTTGTTTAGTCAAGAAGTAAACAAGATCATCCTGACTTTTCTACTAAAGAAGACAAGAAGCGCGAACCTTCTTGCTCTTTTTTTGCGTTAGTAGGGGAAACTATTCCGTGCCCTCTTGCCGTACACTTGCATTGCATATGCTCACGCAAAAAGGTTGGGCATTGGCATGGCAGTTGCTTACGGCGAGGGGTTGGGCTTTTCGCTCTCTTCTCTGCTTAGGTGATTCCCTTGTGTTATAGTGCGCGGGATTGCAGGAATTTTAAAACTATTTTTAGTTGTAAGACGTTGAAGCTAGTGTGCTTATGATTCTACCTAGTTTTAGTGTGTAGAATTATCTCGTGTTCGGATTCCTTCTATGCATTATGGGGAATGTTCTCTGACAGTCTAACGAGCAAGGCGGCGGGTACACTTCCCCGCTGACGGTGCGATCGAATAATAATGCGGCGACCCGCTGCATGCCTACATCATGGCATAGCAAGTAAGCGGAGGCATATACATACCTACGTGCGGCGAGCATAATGCGGAGACGGCCTACCTTAAAAGATAAAAACCTGACGCGGTTTTGTGACAATCTGCTCAAGTCAAGATTCCTACCTAGTGCTTTCCGTTGCGAAAGCGTGAGCTAGGTAGGTGCATGGAAACACTTAGCACAACGCTAGGAATTTCCTCCACCTATAAATAGGAAAAAACATGAACACGTTAGCATTAAGTAAAGAATCAGTATTAGCAATCGTCAACGCTAGCAATTCCTTCGACAAGGAAACGCTAAAAGCAAATCGTGCTCTAATTACGGAATGCCGCAAGGAAAAGCGCGAGAAATTGGGCGGTTTGGATGTTGGGCAGATTGCCCATATGATTCAAATCGCGGTCAGCAAAGGCTATGTTTTGGCAGATGTTAAGGACAAAGCTGGAGTGCGTAGCGACACAATGTCATTCGTCCTCAAGCGTAAGGACGAAGCAAGCGCACTTGAGGCCAAGATTGCAAAGCTTACGGAAGCATTAACCAAACTAAAAGCCGCAAAATAAAT